CTAATAATGCTTTACCTGCAGCAGTTAAATCAAAAGTCGCGGCTGTACCAGATCCAGTAAATTGAATTCCTTTATCTGCGGCAGAAGTTAATCCCGCTATTGCTGCAAGTTCAGCATCATATGCTTGAACATCAGAACCTATCGTTAGTCCCTTTTTAGCGGACATACTTACCATAGATATCACACTTGATAAACTATGAGTAGCAATAGAACCTAAACCGAGTGTAGTTCTTTGTGCAGCCGCGTCTACATCATCTAATAATGCTTTACCTGCGGTAGTTAAATCATATGTTGATGCAGTTCCTGATCCTGTAAATTGAATTCCTTTATCTGCGGCAGAGGTTAATCCCGCTATTGCTGCAAGTTCTGCATCATATGCTTGAACATTAGTTCCTATTACAAGTCCAAGTGTAGTTCTTTGAGCAGAAGCGGAAGCATCATCTAATAATGCCTTACCTGCAGCAGTAAGATCATATGTTGCGGCTGTACCACTTCCAGTAAATTGAATTCCTTTATCGGCAGCTGAAGTGAGTCCAGCTATTGCTGCAAGTTCAGCATCATATGCCTGTACATCGGAACCAATAGCAAGTCCCATTTTTGTTCTAGATGTTGAAGCAGAACGATTATACCATTTACTGTCGGCAATATTAAAAATAAGAAAATCATTATCGGCAAGAGTCGCGCTATCAATAACAGTATCAGATAAACCCTTTAAAGAAGTTCTATGATCAAAAGCCATCATTACTGTTGCAAAATCCTTTGATGCAATAGTTCCTAATCCCTTTTTTAAAATTTTCTCAGTTTTATCTCCATATTTGTTTTGATTACTAGCAAGTGCCAAAATACTAGATAAACTATGTGTAGCAACAGTACCTAATCCCAAAGATAATCTAGCAGTAGCAGGTGCCTGATTAACCCATTTTATTCCATTATGTACAATAATATCATTTGTAGTAACACCGGTTAAATCAGTATCTTTCAAATCTAAAAGGGTTTTTTGTTGAGACATCAACGCTAAAACACTAGATAAACTATGTGTTGCTATTGATCCTAATCCAGACTTTAAAATGGAAACACTAGCAGAATCAAGGTGTTGAAGATAACTGGGAACTTGTGTAGCCATCATCGATAAAACACTAGATAAACTGTGAGTGGATATCGTACCCAATCCAGATTTCAAGATATCGCGTGTAGTAGATGAAATGTAATTTGGAAGTCTAGGTTCGCCTAATAATCCTAAAAGACTTGATAGATCATAATTTGCAGCAGTTCCTAATCCCGTCTTTAAAATTCTCTCAGTTCTTGCATTAATTTGAGGAATCTTCTGTTGCATTAATGCCAAAACACTCGACAAACTATGTGTGGCAATAGAACCTAACCCTAAAGTTAATCTTTGTGTTGCAACATCAGGATCATCAAGAAGTGCTTTCCCTGCCGCAGTTAAATCATATGTTGATGCAGTTCCTGATCCAGTAAATTGAATACCTTTATTGGCAGCAGAAGTCAATCCGGCTATTGCAGCAAGTTCAGCATCATATGCCTGTACTGTAACACCTAAATTAGTAGTATAAAGACCATTAGTGACAGTATCGGCATTTCCTGTTACATTACCTTCAAGATTCGCAACAATAGTTCCTTTTGTACCAGAAACTACTTCTGAATTTATTGTTGCATCAGGAATGAAAGTAAGTTTTGTTTCTGAATCATCAAATCCAAGAAATGCGGTTTTTGCCGCAGATCCTGTATGATACTGCATTGCAATACCGACATCTTTATTTGAATCTGCGGCTAATGCTCCACCGCCACTTGCTGTTTGAAGAGTTATGATTGGATCCACTACTGTCATTGTAGAACTATCAACAGTAGTAGTAACACCTTGTACAGTTAAATTACCTGTTAGTGTTAGTGCGTTAAAATTAACATCACTAGTAGAACTTAGTCCCGGAGGAATGGGTAGGGGTTCATTTATCCATTTAGAGGAAGCCGAATCGTAGGTAAGAATATCATTATCAGCAATGCTAGTGACATTAACATCGCTCATCGTTGACATAGCAAGACCTGAGCCCACAATAGTTGCTGCCGTTTGCCATGTCCCATCGCCCCTAAGATATTCATCATTAGGAGCAGAAGCTAAATCTATAAATTCATTTTCTAAATAGTCTTTGTCCCGAAAAGTTACTAATTTTCCAGCGGTCATCTATTAAATCTCCTATCATTTGTAGCCAATTTTCTTTAACTCAGATATTGTCTTCGATGCACTTTTATGATGGACTCCTAGACCGCCGGCTGACTTAAATTCTTTAATATTTCCTATATGATCATCTATTAAAATGTTTGGTCTTCCGTCTCTACCATCTTTTGCGAAATTCTTTTTATTCTTTCGTGTAACGGGATATATTCTGTCTGAATCAACACCAAACCATCTTTTCATAAATCTTATTTTATCTTTTGTTGCACGTTTCGAAATGGGTCCCCTTGATGATCTTGGAATAGCAGTTAAAATAAAAGGATCATATTGTTTAATGAATCCCCAAAGTTTCTTTGCATCAGGCATAGGTTCTAATTGTAAGAAAAAATCATCGGGTAATTCTGACCATCGATCATCATTGAATGTACCACCGATCATATCTTCTATACCTTTTACAAAATCTGCTAACACTCCATCCATATCACAATAAATTTGCGGGGTATCAAATTCTATTAAATAATGTTTAAACTTTTTATCCATCTATACCTTATAAAAATAAATAGTAAATTCAGCATTATCTTTCATATATCCTTCAACAATTTCAATTTTTCTATGATCAAATGTTTTTAACCATTTTACTATTTCTTCTGATTTATAAGACATATAATTATCATCACCATAAGGATAATTTAACATATTAAATATGGTACCCTTATTTGATGACTCTATCATCTTTTTAATAGTAAATTTAGTATGTTTCTCTTTTAATCCTATATTAAATACTCCAGATGCAATAGCCCAGTCAAACGTTTTATCTTTTAAGTCTTCTATTGTACCACATATTGTAGGAATTTTAGATTCAATTAAATCAATTGCTTTTTTATTTGGATCAATTCCCAGATAATCACCTTTCCATCCTTGATTTTCTAAAAAATAATATAAATGTGCTACACCACAACCAACATCTAAAACAGAATCATTACTATCTATACCGGATTCATATATTTTAGTGTTTCGAATAAGTGAATTTTCACTACCATCCATCCAACCAACAACTTCTGGTTGATTTTTACTATAATGACTAGCATACTTTGAATAAACAGATTGTACTAAAAGTTCTGTTCTATTTTTTGTATCTAAACTTATAGATTCATTTATCTCTTTTTTAAGAAAATCTTTAAAATTTTTCATATTATTTCCAACCTAAATGTTGTTTACCATCTGAGGGTATATCTTTAACTGGCGTAAAACTTTCACCACATCCACAGACATGCTCAAACTTGAGTCTTTTAAATATAAAACCTTGTTCTACTAAATTACCCATTTTATAATCTACTTCTACATCACCAATTATATCGTTAAGTATGTATTCATCTACTACTAGTTTAACACCATGCTGTTCAAAAATCAAATCTGTTGAATCTACTTTATCTTCATAATCTAAACTATACTTCCAACCAGAACATCCGCCTGAATTTGCTCCTATCCTTAAATAAGAATCAGCCCAATGTTTATCTTCACCGATGCACATTTGTTTAAATTCTACTGCAGCCTTTTCTGTTATTTTAAGTTCACATCCAGCTTGGTGATTCTGCTCCATGTACTCCTTCGTGCATAAATGATGTTCTACATCCACAACTACCCTTTGCAGATGGATTATTAAATTTTAAACCTCTATCATTTAAATCGTCTGACCAATCAATTTCTGTACCTTTAATGTATATGTGACTCTTTTTATCTACTAAAACATTAAGTCCAAAAGATTCAAATTCTAGATCAAATTTCCCTTTGCGACTTTCAAAATCTACTGTGTAAGTAAATCCTGAACACCCTCCACCTTTAACACCAACTCTAACCACAGTTTCATCTGAAACCTTTTGTTCATCCATTATACTTAATACTTTAGTGGCGGCCTTTTCGGTAAATGATATCACTAATCCTCTTGTTTTATTATCCTAAATTTTAACATTGGTTTATCATTAATTGTGATATCACCTTTTTCATTTTTTCCTATTTTCTTAACTGTGACCTTCTTGTTTTTAAATTTTCCTCCCAGAACAACATCACCAACTTTTATAGGAACTTTAATTTCTTCCGTTTTTGCTCTTTTTGATCCAACTAATCTACTTTTCTCTGCTCTACCTCTATTAATACTTTGATCTTCCATTCCTATTATTTTACGACCCTTATGGGATGCATCTAATTTATCACCATTACCATAAGTACCCTTCTCACGATTATATCTATTCAATTCTGAACGATATTTAATTCTCTCAGGTGAAGATTGAAACTTCTTGTATTCTGCTTTATAGTCTCTGGTGTATTCTTTAAATGTTTTCATTTATCCTCGATGTCATAGTTAAATGCCTTTGTATGACTTTTTGCTGGTTTAGCCATAGGTCTAAGATAAACATGAAACATCATTTCTCCACTCGGAGTAGGGAATTTGAATGCAAAGTTTTTCTTAGTTTTCATCTTATAATCATCGGTAGCATTAACAGGAAATTTTGCAAGTTTTCGTTTCTTGATTTCATTACTGACAGCTTTATCCATTCTATCGTCTAATGAACCATTAACTAAAAATCTACTAAAAGTTTTCACTATCTATCTCCACGTTTCTTCATAGTTTTTGCACGTTTTCTTGCCATTTTTGCTCTTTTACCACCCAATTTCCTTGCAACTTTTTTCATTGCTTTTTCGCGTGACCTTACTTCTGAACGCTTCATTTTAACCTCTTTACCACCCACATTCTTAAAACCCTTTTTAGAGCTTTTTCGGAGTATCTTTTTCTTACCTGCCCTATACACCACAGTTCGTTTAAGAGCCTCTACAATTTCTTCCTTTAATTCTTTAAAAGTTTTCATGTTAATCCTTTAAAAACATACCTGTTGCGGCTGCGACTATAGTGCCAACGAAACCGCCGACAACAATAATCATACCCATTAGTTTTGACTTATACTGATCTAAACGATCAATACGTTCTTCTATTTCTTTTTGCATTACGTAATTCTTATCATGCAAATCACCTATCCTAGTATGAAGAATTTTAAATTCTTGTGCCATACTAGATGTATTTCTAAGAGAGCTCTCTTGATGAGTACTCAATTTAATTATTTGTACTGTGAGATTTTGAAGTTTGTCTGCCGTGAGATCAAGTTTTGTGAGGAGTGCTTCTATCTGTTTACCTCTCACTTCGTTCTCTTTCTTTAACAGACCGACTTCGAGCTTCACAGAATGAAGTTGATCATCTTCTGATGCCATATTTGTACTTGCTATTTAAGTTGTTAAATTCTTCCGCCATATTTAAGATATAACATTGCCCCGTTTTCGGAATTTTTCAATATAATAGGAGACTTAGGATTTTCTCTTCCGTACTGTCTGATGGCTTCTCCTAGTTTATCATTTCCTACATATTTCTCATATCGTGAATATCTAGATTTACCCATTCTTGCATTCCAAAACTTTTCAGGGGAAACAACAAATACTTTCTTGCCTGCAAATTCTTCCGTTTTAACTTTTGCGTTTTTTCTAATTTTCTTCTTTTTAAAAGGATCTAAATTAACACCTCCGCCTGCTACACTATTAGCAGGAGCCTCTTCAGAAAGTTCAACATCCTCTCCAATTAATTCAAATGCTGATTCAAATCCACGTAAATCTATTTTACCACCCATTGGCAGAACATCTTGCATACGTGTATGTTCTTGTTC